AAAGTCTAATTCAAACCATTCTTTTGTTAGCTTATCCATTCAGGAAAATCCTCAAATTTAAATTCTGTATGTACTTTCCCCCAATATAGAGCTACCGGTAAATCAAAAGGTATTTCTATATAGCCGTCACGGTCTAACTCAGTTGCTCCTTTCTGCGGTGCTAGTCCTTCAGGATATGCCCAGGAATTCATAACGTGTACGATTCCAAAATTGATTCCATCAATTATTGCGTCAAATACATTTACCTGATTATCACTAAGTGAATCCTTACCAAGACCGGTTATTGATACTTTGATCATATTTTGTTCAAGAGGATCTACATCAAACACTACAGGGTAATGCCCAAATTTATTCTTTATCTTATCTATTTTAACATTGATAGGTTGGCCATTGAATTCTATTAAAATATCAGGTTTGCAACCTTTAGATATTTTTAAATATAACTCAATTCTCATAAGTCTTTTGCTTCATCAACTGAGTATGTTGAATCTAAAAATGATGCTTGCTGGCTGGTTCTTGTTTGAGAGTCAATGAATAAACTATTACCAATACTAGCATCATTCAATCTTCTTATGTTACGCCCTTCTCTAAGAGCCGCAACTAAACTTTCACCATAAAAGTCACTGCTGGCTACGTTTTCTAATATCCATCCTGTGCCACCCAAACTTTCGTCTGCTCCATACTGATGTAAATTAGTTACTAGTCCCATCACAGCGGTTTTTATTCCGGTCTGTGTATCTGCTGTAACAATACCTGCCTTAGGCATATTCTCTAGTTCACGTTTGATTTGTGCTGATGAGTTTGTAATGTTAGCTGTTGTTGCTGTAGCTTGTGTAGGATATGTTGAAGCTAAACTAGCAAGTTCTATGTCAATGGCTGTAATTACATCATCAACTGCAAGATTTCTTGAGGCGTAACTTGCTGAACTCAAACCATATCGACCTGCTGGAATATACCAAGTTTCTGTGTATGTTGGCGGAACTGTTGGAGGTGAAACTTCGACTATTGTATAATATGTTGCGGCATCGTCAAACAAGTTTTTCATTGTTTCATATAAGTTAGCTAGATTGTCTAGTTCACTTTCGTCATCTAGATTACCCACTGTTTCTGCTAGTTGTGATAATTCTGTAGTATGAGTATAACCTGCTACTGTTCCAATAACATCTGTTACTAAAAATTGTCCGTTAGTTCCTGATCCTGTACCATATATATTTTTAAAATAGTTGATAGTTGCATCAGGTACCGGCTTGTCAAGTGCAATGATTGTGCCAAGCCCTTTAGTAGTTTCTAATTTTTCTGCTACTTGGCTCAACTGTTGACTTGTGATATTAAATATATCTTTAATTTGTTGCAAACTTCTTGCCAGTGCCTGATTACTATCTGCTATATATTCTGGCACTGCTGAATATAAACTTTGACCTAGCCCTGCGAGCTGTCCATTTAATGTTTGATTAATATAAATTAAAGTTATAGTACCATTTGTGTCAAATGATTTTAAACTTTGATATGCAGTTGGAAATACTTTTTTTGGATCTAACAAGTCTTGTGCAGTTTCTAAATTAGAAATGCTACTACCTAAAACATTTTGTATGCTTGCAAGATCAGTATCTTTAATTTTTCCTAAGGTATCCCATACTGCCTGACCAAGTCCTTTTTTACTAGCTTTACCAGAGTCAGCACTAGGATTAACACCGTCCTCATAATTAACTAATCCTTCAGTACCAAGGTCACTTACTTGCGAGTTAATAATAGCACTCGGGTCACTTAAACTTACTGCATTAATTAGTCCCGCAGTATTAATACCTTCAGCTGAAAGATAGTCATCAATGATAGGTAACCCGCCTGCTTGTTGCCAGTATAGTTTAATAAATGATAATGGATTTCCTAAGTTACGTAGGTCATTATAATTTAGTAAGTTACCTGAGTTTAATAAGTCGCTTGCAAATGATGGTAGTGCAACTGTGGTATCTGTGATTGCGCCTGTTAATAAATTGTTAACATCTGTATTAATATCTAAACTTGAATCGGCGTTGATTGCACTGCTAATAAATTCATTACTGCTAGTTGTAAATGCACTAGCTAGACTAAAGTGTTGTGCAAACACACCAATGTCTGCTCCAATCAAATCATTTGCGTGTGCTGTTATTTTTGTAGTTAATGCACCTGCACCCACTGTTGCATGATCTGCTGGCAGTACAATGTTTGTTAATCCAGGGAATACTCCATTACCTAAACTTTGTAAATTAGTTAGAGTTGACCCAGTAACTTTACTTGAATTATCATGACAATAGGTAATTGTATCTATCGCAGTAATACTGGTATATGCTGTAATATTTGTTGCCAGTGCTGGAGCAATGCCTATGCCACTATTTTGAAGTAGCCCGGCTCCTGCATTCATTTGCATTGGAGTTAGTATTCCTGCCACGTTATGATCCTATAAAAACGTTTGGAGAGCCTTGAGCTCTTGCGTGTCCACACGTATCATTATCACCAACTAAAATTATTGGCTTGCCTTCTGCAAATACAGTAGCTGAGCCGCCAGTAGTTACTGCTGAGCAATGTGCGTCGCATCCTTTTGATCCACAGCAAGGGTGCGGAGTTACAGGACTACCCGGAGGCACTACGCCTCTTCCATTTACAAATACAGTGGCCGCACCTTGTGTGGCTATCCCTCCTGCTGAATTTGCGTCACCTCTTCTTACTACTGCTGGCATTTAAATTATCCGTGTATGATTTTCTTTTCAGGTACATCAATACCTGTTGTTGCTTTTTTATAAGCCGCCTTAACAGATTCATTTGATTCTAGAATCATTGCTATTGCACTAGTATTTATCCGTACATCTTTCTCCAATTCCATAGTGTATGCACTAGGAACCATTTGCATTTTACCTTCTTGATTTGGTAATACTGTACAAGGCTTGTTAACCATGTAATGGTCATCATCAATCTCAACTGTCTGTGCTACAACTTCTTCACCTGTTACTAATTTAAATGTATAAATTTCGTTGTTGTCTAATTTCATAATTTTGCCTTTATTTCATCCTCTGTTAATTTAATTAATGCACTATATCCACCTTCAACAAATAGCTCATCATCCTTATATATTTGTGGTACTGATCGATGTCCTTCTCCCACTAAGAATTCTTTTGCTTCGCTATCCTTTTCTATGTTAATAACTTCAAATTCAATGTCTTTTGATTCAAGAAATTGTTTAGCACTATCACAATGCGGACAGCTTGTTTTGGAGTATATTTTTAGCATATAATTTTTCCCTTGTAGTTTTTAAATCTATAAATATAGTTATGACATTATTCAATGACCTAAAAAATAAATTATCGATTGCTAATTATAACAGAGTTCGCATTGCACAAGCAACCATTTATTTGCTCGTTATTGCCACTTTGATTATAAATTTTAACTTTGCACTATTAATCGCAGGGCTTATATTAGGTTATATATTGTTTACTTTAGGCGTTAGCGTAAGCCTGCATAAGTGGATATCACACCGTGCCTTAGACCCACGTAATCGTCTTGTAAAGCATTTACTATTATTACTGGGTACAATGACTACCCTAGGAACACCTATAGAATTTGCGGCAGGTCATAGAACACATCATAAGCATTCAGACACCGAGCAAGACCCATTCGCACTAACTAATAGCTGGATACATAACATTAAACTATGGTTCTTATGGATGGAGACTGATAAGATTAATCCACGTGTTGTTATTGATTTAGTTAAAGATCGAGAAATTAAATTCTATCATAATAACTATTGGAAAATATGGTCTGTTTATCCAATAATACTGTTTATGGTTGATCCTGTCTTGGTTGTCTACTTATTTGCTTTACCTGTAGTATATTGTCTACTAGGTATGAGTTGGGTAACAGTTATAGCACACAGTGAAACACTACAACGTTGGTTTAAAGGTACTAAGCCACATAATGAAAATGATCTTAGTTGGGATAGTGTATTGTTTACTTGGCTATTTGCTGGAGAAGGATATCACGAAACTCACCATGCTTACCCAGGTGAAAGAAACTATGGTAAGAGAAATAACAAGTTTGATCTAAGTGGTGAAATTGCTGACTTACTATCTAAGCGTGTATCTTCTGCTGATAGTCATCTTTAACATCTTTACCCGCTAACTTAATAAACCACCAAGCAAGATCCCAATCCTTTGCAGTAAACTTATTCTTGGCCGCGGCAGGCTGTGTATGATGATTATTATGATTACCATCGCCAGGAACAAACACTGATGCTATCTTTGAGTTAAATGTTCTATCTGTACTAGGAAAGTTTGTGTAACCTATCCACTTGTAAAGATACTTGTTGTGAGCTAACACAGTGATATAACTGATAGCTTGGAACCCATATACGATTGGTAGGAAATAAAAATATGTTGCTACCTTAGGGCTTATTAAAAACAATACTAAAAATACTCCAAGATTTAATTTAAAGTAGTTATTGTGGAACCACTTATGATCTTTGTCAATGCTAAGATCTTTTACTGTTCTTGGATTAATTTGATATGTTGGAAAGTAGTAGAACCATAGTCGTATTGAACGCCAAAAGCCACCACCGTTGATATTTGGTGAATGTGGATCGCCCTCATGGTCTGAATACTTATGATGCTTTCTGTGTGTACATGCCCATGACACGTTACTACCTAAACTTAATACAGTACTGCACGATAACATTAAAATTTTATAGAATCTATTCTTAGGTTCAAATGATCTATGACTTGAATATTTGTGTAGTCCACAGCTAGCACCAACTAAAAATAGTATCCAACTGTATGCTAGACCTGCTACAAGCCAAGCCCAATCAAAGTATAATACCAGTCCTATTATTAGACCAATATAAGCAAATGCCTGTAGCATTTTTACTCTCTTGTCTAACGGAAATGTTCTATAAAACCATTTAAGCATTATAAACTAAAACCTTTCAAAGTATCTTCTGTTACGTCTTGTTTAACTGCACCAATAGTGTAACTACTGATTTCTGTTTCTTGAGGTGCTACTTGTACTTCGCTACCTGATATCCACTTCTGTGTCCAAGGTAAAGGATTTGAACCACCTTGATATGGTGACTCTAAACCTAGTGTTGACATACGTTTGTTAGCAATCCATTGAATGTATTGACATAGTAGTTCTTCGTTAAGTCCAATCATTGAACCGTCTTGGAACAAGTATTTTGCCCAGGCTTCTTCTTGCTCAACTGCTGACTTAAACATTTCTACTACCTCTGGTTCGCACTCTTTTTTAATCTTAACAAAGTCTTTGTCGTCTTGTGGTAGCATTTTTAATAAGTGTTGTGAGCTTGCTAAATGAATGTTTTCGTCTCTAGCAATCAGTTTAATAATCTTAGCATTGCCTTCCATTTTCTTAAGTTCAGCAAATGCCCAAGAGCAAGCAAAAGAAACATAAAAACGAATACCTTCTAATACGTTTACTGAATTAATACATAACCATAAACGACGTTTAAGTTCATACTCGTCAACTATGACTTTTTTGCCATTGACTATATGCTCGCCTGCACCTAAATATTCATACATTCTATGATATTCAATTAAGTCATCATAGTACTTGGAAATATCTGTACCACATGATCCAATTTCGTTTACGTCCATTAAGCTATCAAATACTTTTGACGGATCTGCATAAACGTTTCTAATGATATGTGTGTATGAACGTGAATGAATAGTTTCATTGAACGCCCAAGTTTCAATCCATGTTTCAATCTCTGGTATAGTTGCTAAAGGCAATAAAGCTAAGTTAGGTGAACGTCCTTGTACTGAGTCAAGCACAATCTGTCTCTTTAAATTGCTTGTAAAGATATGTTGTTCATATGGTGTTAAGTCTTTAAAGTCTTTGGAGTCACGCATTACGTCAACTTCCTCAGGTCTCCAAAAGAAACTTAATTGTCTATCAGTTAGTTTTTCAAATTGTCTATACTTAACAGTATCATAACGTTGGATACCGTGCCCACCACTTTTATCTAAAAACGCATTAGCTTTTAGATGACTCTTGTTATTTTTATTTAACACGCTCATTTGTATATTGCCCCTAACTTAAATTTTACAACTATCGCAGTCGTCTTCGTCGTACTGCTCCGGTGAATTATCAACTTCTACACTATCTTTAACATCACGATCAACATCTATTTCACCTTGTCCGTCGTGTGTGTTATTGTAGTATAACTGTTTTCCGCCATACTTATAAAACATTACAATGTGCTTGAGTAAGTCACTCATTGACACTTTATCATCTTCATAGTAGGCTGGATTGTAAGAAGTATTTACCGAAATGCCTTGATCAATATACTTCTGGAGAACTGACATAATTTTTAGATAACCCTCCGGTGACTTCTGATCCCATAGTAGTTCGTACTTATTTTTAAGGCGTCTAAATTCGGGTACAACCTGTTTTAATGCTCCGTGTTTACTTTGTTTAATACTAATGTAACTTCTAGGTGGTTCTACACCATTTGTTGAATTACTAATCTGTGCAGATGTTTCTGCTGGCATTAATGCCATTAGCGTTGAATTACGTATACCTGTAGCTTTAAGCTGTGTTCTAAGACCTTTCCAATCAACATGATCAACTGGATCAACTAATTCATCAACTTCTTTTTTATATGTATCAACAGGTAATATACCATCATGATACTTTGTTTCGCTTGACTTAGGACAGGATCCAAACTCTTCTGCTAGGTCTGCACTTGCTTTAATCAAATAATATGACCAATGCTGTGCCCATCTATCTAGTTCTGGTAAACAACTTGGATCAGAATATGTAAAGTCATTCTTTGCTAGCCAATAAGCAAGATTAATAATACCTATACCTAGTGGTCGTCTATTCTGTGTTGCATATGCCGCCGCTAATACAGGATAGTTTTGATAACTTAATAATGCGTCCAATCCTCTAACTGCAAGCGTGCATGCCTTTTCCATTTCTTCAGGAGTTCTAAATACTCCCCAATTAATTGCCGATAGCGTACACAGTGCTATTTCGCCCGTAGCGTCATTTAAATCACTTAGTGGCTTCGTAGGTAAGTCAATTTCACAACACAAGTTTGATTGCTTAATTGGTGCTACATCTTCTTTAAAACTACCGTGTGTGTTAGCATGATCTACATTTTGTAAATATATTCTACCTGTGTCTTTACGCTCTTGTACAAACTGTCCAAACAGGTCAATTGCTTTGATTGTTTTCTTACGTATGCGAGTATTACGCTCTGCTGTTTCATATAGTTCTTTAAACTTATCTTGATCGTTAAAGAAAGCATCATACATCTCTGGAACATCATGTGGCGAGAATAAAGTTATATCTCCACCTGACAACAGTCTTTCATACATTAGTTTATTAAACTGTATACCATAGTCCATATGTCTAACACGATTGTCATCAGTGCCTTTATTATTTTTAAGCACTAGCAAGTCTTCTACTTCTAAATGCCATATTGGATAGTACAAAGTAGCCGCACCATTTCTAACTCCACCCTGTGAACATGATCTTGTAGCCGCTTGAAATAGTTTATAGAAAGGAATAACGCCTGTGTGATAAGCATCACCTTTTCTAATTGGCGATTTAATAGCACGAATACGACCTGCACCAATACCTATGCCTGCTTTCTGTGAAACATATCTAACAATACTTGATGATGTAGCATTGATCGAATCTAGTGAATCATCTGTTTCAATAAGAACACAACTTGAAAACTGTCTTTGGCTAGTTCTTACGCCAGCCATTACAGGAGTGGGTAGTGATATTTGGTGTGTTGAAATTGCGTCGTAGTATTCTCTTACATATTTTAATCTTGTTTCTTTAGGATAGTTTCCAAACAGTACTGCCGCAATTAAAATATAAGTTATCTGCGGTGACTCATATAGTTCACCTGTTACTCTATTCTGTACAAGATACTTTCCACGGAATTGTTCCATAGCAACATATGTCAATGACTCATCTCTTTCGTGTTTGACATAGCCATTTATCTTATCCCATTCGTCACTGGTATATAAATCCATAAGCTCAGGATCATACATTCCTAAGTCAATATTTTTTTCTATTATCTTTTTAACATGCCAAGGTTCAAACTGTCCATATACATCTTTACGTATATGATAGTTAATTAATCTACCTCCAACTATCTGATAGTTTGGCGTTTCTTCTGTTATTAAATCAGCCGCACTTTTAATAACTGTTTCTTGTATGTCTGCTGTTTTAATACCATTGTAAAATTGTAAGTGACTTTTAATTTCAACTTCACTAGCTGAAACACCAGTAATGCCTTCACAGGCCCACATAACAACTTTATGTAGTTTGTCTATTTCTAAAGGCTCTTTTTCGCCATCTCTTTTTGTTACTAATATCTCTGCCATTTCTATCCAATCATCTCGTTAAGTTTGGTGCAATCAAATGTTTCTTTAATTTCAAATTTGTACTGTTCTTTACTTATCACTGAGTTAATGTCCCAGTTAAGAATATGTTCATCATCAACAATTAGTATTGTAACGTCACTGCTAGACTCGTCCTTTGCTTGTGCTATTTGTACATCTACGTTTTTGTTGACTAGAATTATAGTATAAGCTAAACCGAGAGCAGATGCAAGTTCGCAATATCCTTTTTCTGCCAAAAGTTCCCAGGGGGATAACCAATTTTCTTTATCGTGCCAATGTACTACATTATTGACTCTAGGAGCGTGGCTCCACCAATTGTTTATTATATTGAGTTGTTCAGTTAAAGATTTGTTACTGACAGACTCTCGTAAGGATGCCCAGAGTCTTAACCTTTCTTCATAGGTTTGTGCCCACATTGTTGACTAGCGTAAATGTGTTAATGAATAATGAATGTGCCCAGGTACGGTGTTTGTACTAGTATACTTGAATAAAAAGTTTGATCCTGATTCTGTTACAGATAACACAACACCTGTTTCTGCATTTTCATTGTAGTCATCTACATAAGAAAGTGCATTTGAACCTTGTGACAGCGTAACTGTTAATGTACCAATACGTTTTGCGTCGCCTCTTGATATAGAATAATCAATGTTAAAACAACAGAATCCGTTTTCCTGTCTAGTAAAAATAGTTTGTGCTGAAGTTTGATTATTTTCAATTGTTGCTCTAACACCTGATTCACGTTTATAGTTACCGTATGCAATACCTCTTGCATTGTCAAAATATATACCTCTTACAGTGTTAGCAACATCAACTCGGGTATGTATTAAATCATCTGCATCAGTACGCTCAAACATATCTCCAACAGAGATATTATCATCTGCTAGAATTTGAATTATTGATTCACTTGGATTACCTGTTCCATTAAATGTATTAGCAACATCTAAGAAAACATTATGTCCTGAGATGTTTTTGCTTACATTAGCAAAGTAAATACCTGAATCTGAAACGTCGTCGAATAAGTTTTGTGTAATACGATACCCTAAAGGACCAACATCAGTTGTATCTTCTCCTAACTGCACAGCTCTCCATAGGATATGAAAACGTCCATTGGTAAATGTGACGCCATTTGAGTTGGCGTCTGCTTTGACACCATATGTACAACCACTTATTCCACATTTATCAAATGTAATCATTTCTGGTGTTGCCGCCGCTGTTCCTTCAACTTCAATTGCTATTGTACCTTTAGTAGCATCTGTTAAATCTGCTTTTAGTAAAGGACCTGTAAAGTTCATTGATTCAAAATAGCATTGCTGTGCTGATTCAACTAATAAAATATGAGTTTCAACATTTGACTCAATAGTCATAGAACTCATTTCAATATTCTTAGGTAGTATAGCAGAGTTAGATCCAATGTTTGCACCTGTTTGCTGTAAACTATCTGTAGTACGCATTGCAAATGTTGGCATTGATGAATCATCTGGAGCCATTCTGATAATTGAAGATTCAACACCTTCGCCATATACTTTAGCGTATGGTGGAACTAAAATTGTGTTTGATGTTTTGTAAATTCCTGCAGGAAAATATAAACTGCGTCTTATTTCTGGATTCTTTTCACGGCAAAATAATTCGTAAAATGCTCTATTAATTGCTACTGTATCATCTGTTTCGCCGTCGCCTTTTGCACCAAAGTCTTTTACTGAAGCAAACTCATCTAGTTTACCTCCTATCTTTCTTTCAACAGCAGGTTCATCTGTTTTAACTGTATACCCTGCGGCTTCACCTTTATATGTATACGGAGTTGCAACTGATAATACATCACTAAACTCTGTTAGTACTTCTGTATTACCAATAACTGGTGCACCGTCAACTAATGTTCCGTTACCAATATAAAGTCTGCGTTGGTCTTGTGCCCAACCTAATTCACCACCTGCTAGTTGAGGTAGGTTTTCTTGTAAGCCTTTACGATGTTGTATCTTTGAAATTTGTACTATTGCCATAAGTCTCTATCCATTTATTATGATAGTATTTATCTAGTTGACGAGATAGATGACTAACAAATAGTAAGTTAAAAAATGTAGAAGTTGATCAATTGTTGCTGTCCACCAATACCATTTATCTTTTCTTGTTAATTCAAAATAGGTATTAACGTTGTGTTTAGTAAAGTCAACATGCCAATGCACTATGTAGTCTATTACTGTTGCTAGTAGTGCTGTTTTAATATCTGTGAATAGTATAAAAGCTATGAATGTTCCTATAGCATGATGTAGGTAATGAGCATGACAGCCAAAATAATTTATTTTGTTATGTGTCTTGCCCCACAGAAAATGGCTTTGTATACCAAGATCTATTATACAGTGTTTGATTATTAATGCGAATAATATAAGTTCCATTAATCATATTTATCTATGATTAACGTAGTATTCCTCAACACGTTGCCACCATAGGTCACGCCACATATCCCATTCAGTACCTTCTGAGATAAACTCTTGATACTTGTAGTCTTTTGAACACATAAGCACAACACCTTTACGAATATTAGTTCCGTACACTTCGTTGTGTGCTTCTGCGTATGCACATAGTTGTAGGAAGTAATCCTCAATCCATTCACGCTTCTTTGGCTTATTAGTTTGTTTAAAGTCCATAATTGCAGGCTCGCCTTTGTGTACACCTACTAGGTCTGTAGTACCTGCATAAATCTTAGGATGATATAATGCTACTTCTGTCCCCCAATACTCATCAACATCTTTAAGTCCTTCGTCAATAACTATCTTGGCCATGTCTAAACTTTGCTGAGCAAAAGGATTTGATACTTTGTCTTTTAGTTCTTCGCCAAGCACATAGTTTTCTAAGTAGGTGTGCATGCGTGTACCTCTGTTAGCCGCTTCTGTAACTATTTCTTTTGCTTTAGCTTCACCTACACTCTTACGCCAGCGTGCCAGTCCTGCTTTCTTTTCTTCTGATTTAGTTTTGTCTAAGATTGTTGTAACACTAGGAACTGCGTTACCATCAGGGCATGTATATAAACGTTGCTTTTCTGTTGTTGTACGTTTTAGTTCTTTATATTCGTATACTTGTTTTATCATTTATTATAGCCTACTTATTTTTGGATGTATATATTCAATGCCTTTTTCTGCATCTATTTGCTTTTTTTGTGCCCATTCAATAGTTTCTTTAGATATTAAGAATTCAGGCAATGCCTTGTTAAGATATTCTAAATGTTCTATAGGAGTAGGATGTATGTCATTTCTATTTTCAAATCGGTGTATTTCTTTTATAAACAAATCTATATTGTCAAAACCATAAAACTGCTTTAGTTCCTGTAATATTTCTTCAGTTATTTGTTTATTGATAAAATCTTCATATGCAGGCCAATGAGGAGCCCAGGTTTCCTTAGATTCTTTATAACTAACTTCAGCCCAAGTCTTTGCCTTAAAGCCCTGCCGACTATACCAATCATTGTTAAAGATCGTTTCAAACACCGACGGTTTTATTTTATCTATAACATTTTGATATAAATTAATAACTTTATCTGTAGATGGTATCATAGATTTAACGTTTTTTGTTTCTTGTCCTGTTATAATATTAAATTTAGATTTTATTTTTTCAATTAAGGAAGGTTCAGAATCATTAACAATGTTAAGCGGCATCATACTTAACTGATGATAATCACATTTAATATTATCTAAGACTTTATTAGCTGATGATATCAAAGCCGAGTCTCGAATTAAGTACCCATCTGGGTCAGCAAATTTATCTACCCAATCTTTAGAATAAACGTCTTGATTATATATGCTACCAGGAGTTATCCAATGGCCTTTAACCCATCTATCCTCTCTTCCAGGAGAAGTCCACATTATTATTACAGTGTCATTACTGCTGATTGATTCTCTCTGTATGGCTTCCATAAGGGAGCAAAAAATGAATAGATTACCTGCTCCAGTTTTCCCCCAATTTTGATGTTCATCAAACTCTTGGCCTAAAATGTCAGCCCAAGTAGGCCAACCGTATTTTGTAAAACTACACCCAAAGGTAAATAGCCTATTCTTCATACAGTAAAACTTTCTCCACAGCCACATTCACCATTGGCATTTGGGTTATTAAATTCAAAGCCTTCGTTGAGTCCTTGTTTAACCCAATCCATTTCTAATCCATTAAGATATACAAGACTTTTCTTGTCTATTATTATTTTAACATCTTTAATCTCAAACACTTCGTCATGTTCACCAATTTGGTCAACAAACTCTAATACATAAGCAAGTCCAGAACATCCTGCTGTTCTTACTCCAACACGAAGTCCTATAGTATTTTCTCTTGATTGAATTGAATGTAACGCTCGTTCGTATGCTTTATCTGTTAAAGTTATCATACTGAGAAACTGGATCCACATCCACAACTTGTTTGTGCGTTAGGATTGCTAATAGCAAACTGTGCACCTTGTACTGACTCTTTCCAATCAACTTCAGCACCTTGTACATACTGTCCGCTCATTGCGTCTACTAACATGTGTACACCTGGTGCAACTTCTAAATCAAAGTCATCTTCATTTGCAGGTTGATCTTCTAGTGTGAATCCATATTGCATACCACTGCACCCACCTCCACTAACAAACATTCTAACTTTAAGATCAGGGTTGTTTTCTTCTGCTAGTATTTCTTTTAATTTTTTTACTGCTGACTCTGTTACTGTTATCATTTAGAATTCTTCTCTTTGTAATCAATTATTGCTGATTTGATAGCGTCCTCTGCTAGTACAGAGCAATGTATCTTAACTGGTGGTAGTGCTAGTTCTTCTGCTATTGCTGAGTTTTTAATATCACCTGCTTGGTCAATAGTTTTACCTTTTAACATTTCTGTTACTAGACTTGAACTTGCTATAGCCGAACCGCATCCATATGTTTTGAACTTGGCATCTTTGATAACACCTTCTTCTACCTGTATCTGTAGTTTCATAACGTCACCACAAGCAGGTGCGCCAACCATGCCAGTTCCTACATCTTTACTGTCTTTATCTAGAGATCCAACATTTCTTGGATTCTCATAATGATCTAAAACTTTATCTGAATATGCCATATATATTTTTCCTTAATACATTGTATTATTGTATACTATTTATTGTCTGAATGTCAACCATAAAAAAGCCCTACCAAAAGATAGGGCTACTGGAGTAGCAACGATTGATGTTGAGTTTACCTTTTCATCGCTCGTTTTGCCATGGAGTCAACTGTTTTACGTGCTTTATCAACACTCATTGTAGGATTCTTTGTGCTTGTTAAATCAAAACTAACATGCTGTGGATTAACATCTGCAATCATATTGCTTAATGGCTGTCGTTGTGCCATTGATTGTAGTTGTGACATCGACACATTAACACCTAAATTATCTGCCATTTTAAGAAAAGATTCTGTTCCTACTTTTCCTTTAGTGCCTAAATCTTCTGAACGGCTGATAAGATACTGAACTAAGGCCGCTAGCTCATGCTCTGAACCATATACCTCAAATAGTTTCATTATCTTCTTTCTCTGCCTAAATCTGTATCTAGTTCCGGTGCGTCAATAACTGCTTCTTCATCATCCATTTCTGGCGGTGTGCTGTTATCTTCTACATCTGCTTCTGGTTCTGTAAATTCTTCAGGGCTAATAGTTTCTTCACCTGTGATTGGAGCCATTGCACTTTCTAAGTCTGTCTTTGCTTGCTCTAATGCAGTAACTAGTGTTGAAATTGCTGTGTTAGTTGCATCATAGTATGCCTGTGTTTGATTAATGCCTAGCTCTTGTTTCATCATTTGTGCTAGGTTAGGTAAGTCTTTATATTGCATTTCTGCTGTATCTTCATACATTTTTTGGATTCTATCAACTACGTCTTGAGCCGCTAATGTTACTTGAGCTTCTTCAACGTCTGCTTCGTTAATTTGTTTAGCTTCGTAAGTTTTTTTCTTACCGTACTCTTTCATTTTCTTTTTATGAGTAGAGCCACATGCTTCTTCCATTTCGTCATCATCTTTTTTGATGTCTGCTGGAGCCATTGCACCTGGAGCAATATGTTTTTGCTCTCCTGTACCGCCTGCATATGGATTTCTAGTTTCAGCTGTACCTTCTTTAATATATGCTTCTAATGCTTCTTTCATCATTAGTGCTTGGAGATATGTTGGATTACTTTCACTTGTGTGTCTGTTAATGCTAGACTGTACTTCAGCAACTATGTTAGATGTCTTAGCTAACAATGTTTTTGCTTGTTCCATTGATAGTTTTGACACATTAATATCTCGATTAAAGTGGCCTTCCATGATTTTGCCAACCTGTTTTATTTTATTTTTTGCTAGTTCTTGCAGTTTCATTGTCGAATCCTTTTTGTTGATAGTATTTAGCCAATTCAATTTGCTCTTGTAACTTAATTTTAATATCACCTCTTACATGAATGTTATTAGTTACTTTAGTTGCCATCAACGCTCTTCTATCATTATCTTGAGTGGTGTTCATTATCTGTGTTTGTCTATCAATATCTAGCTCAAGCCACCCTATCTTTTTATCTTGACCTAATAAGCTATTTGCATCTTCTATCCTTGCATGCTTTTCTAGTATACACCATGCTAACGCATTACGACTATTTGTAAACTCGTGTACTAAAGTGTCGTTACGATATACTTCATAGTAACCATGATCTGTTGGGGAAATTTTGTAGCGATTAAAAACTATATAATCATCTTTAACTTTGACGATAATATTTGCAGAAAGACTTTGTAGACTATGAGTAGTGAGAGATTTTAGTTTACGAAAGGAAGTTTCTGTAGTCATAGTGACTACCAAACAAACTTTGTTAAAAGCCAGCCAACAACGCCAATTAGCATTGTAATTGCTGTACCTGCCCAAGTGATTAACTGTGTGGAACGACGTCTATCAAGATGAGTAATCATATCTTTGATTTCGCCTACACTGGTTTCAAGTGAACTTACTTTTTCTTCAACTGTGTCTAATTTAGTTTCCAACGCATCATACCTCTCGGCACATAACTCTACGTGGGCTTCTAAATTCTCTTTCTCAATTCGAGTAGTACTCACTGCTTTTTTCTCCAATAGGATATTAAAGCAATCTTACTATGTTGTGCCTAAAAGTAGCCTGTTTGTGCCTATAAAATGTTATCGTAAATGCTTTGTTACTAGTTAAACTAGTTCTTGTTTTTATTTATCACAATAGTCTAAAAACACTGAAAATAAGTGTTGAGGTGTTCACCATGGGTGCTTATAACCCCTTGTATACTGGCAGTCTCCGACAATCCGCTGATTATAGGTATGTTATTGAAATCGTTAGTTAAACTTCCCACAGGGTTGTTGACTGTAGCATACGAGTCTAGGTGATCACTGTTAAAATCAAATATCCATAGGTTATATTGAAAAATACTTGGCATATAATAGCTACCAAACTCATAATCGCCTATATCAATATTTTCTATTTGTTGCGGAGCGTGAATTAGTTGAGGTTGGCTTCGTAATGATATTAGCTGTATAAATGTTTCATAATTGCGTTGTTGATTACGCTGTACAATCTGCTCAGGAGTTTTTGGCTTTCTAGTAAACCCGGTCTGAGTAATATCAACTAATGTGTAACAACGGATCATTCTTTTATAAGTTCTACCAGCACTCTCAACTTATCTATAGATTCTTTAACCATTGAATTTTTACTTAGCTCAGACCAATCCTGTTTATACATCCAGTCTCTATAATCTTTGAATTCATCATCTAACTGTTTAACTAGTTCACGCTTGTGATGAGGATCGTTGGCTTTACGTCTATATAAAGTTGACCCACCATCAGGTGATTCATATATCCAACGAGTAGTATCTTTCTTAAACAGTTCTTGTTGTTCCATATAGATATTTAACCCAATAAAAAACCCCACTTAAAAAAGTAGGGCTCTTTAATTTAGTACTAGTCTAACTCAATTAAGCGTTAGCGAATGTAGCTACTAGTGCAATACCTGAAACTGCTTCAGCACCACCTGGTCCACCTTGAACCATAATATGGTTGCCGTCTGCTGTACCTTCAACTGCCGCAACTGTACCGAAGTAAGTTGTAGTGATTGAGTCACATGCGTCTGATACTGTAATTGTACCTGTAGTGATTGCATAGATGTAAGTTTTTGGACCTACGCCTTGTGATTGTGAAACTGTTCCTTTACCTGCTAAAACTGCCATAATAATATCTCCTTAGTTATATGGGAATTTATTCTTTCCCTACACTTATTTAGTCTAATATTCAACTATTTTAAGTACAGTTTATTAATATACAAAGAATTTATCAGCTTCTCCGGGCACAATCTGGCACTGTGATGGCACTGCCCAACTGTCTGTAATACCTTGTTTGTACATATCGTCATTAATCATTGTTGTGGACAATACTGCAAAGACAGTACACGCTGTTTCAGTAGTGAAGTTATCAACTATAGATACAGGTTCTGGATCACATTGTGGATCGCCATTTATCATAGCACAGGCGAATATTACGTATGCCCAATTAGCCATTATGTATTTGTTGGAGTTACTTTACTTGATGATTGCAATGCCATATACAAGTCAGTATTAATAGGACGTCTAACTGTTTGTAGTATACGAGTCATTGCTTGTGTCTGGTCCATTCTGCTGATACGTTTTTGCCAGTCTTGCACTAGTCTACGTAACCACATTTGGTCTCCGGTTAAGTTTTTAATACGTCTGCTTAACAATAGTAATAACGAATCATAATCTCTTTCGTCCATGTCGCCATCTGCAACAGCACGTAGAACACGTTTGATTCTTAATTCTGGAATAACAATATCCCAATCATTGAATAGCTTATCTGCATATTGACGTTGACTAATAACCAGTGTTAAGAAATTATATAAGTCAGTCATTGACTGTCTAAAGCCACTAAAGTTTTGTTGTTTCATTGTATCTTTAGCATACCGCTGTGCTTTCTTTTTATCAATATAATATAAAACTCTTAACATTAACATGTGATCAAACACTAGACTGCCTATTGTAGCCACATCAGTACCTTTAACTTGTTCAAGTCTACGATACATTCTTGATTCAATTAATTCTTTAATAAAGTCCATTATACATTCTTCGCAAAGTTTGATTTTGAAAATCTTAAACGATCAACATATTTAAGTCCACCTGCTACATAACCTTCATGCCCTGACTCGCCATCTATTGATGCTGTTATACCACCGCCTTGTTGATCTAACGCTCTAACTACCTGTGTCTTAATAACAGCAATGGCCTTAAAGATAGAAAATATTAATTCTACTATCTTCATATTATTGTTAATATATTGTTCTAGTCTTTGTGCTTTAGGTGCACTTACTTTAGTTGTTGCCCATGCTAAAAAGTTTTCAGCCATGTTATCAAAGTTACCTTCTCTAACTTTAAAGTTGGCATACTGTTTCATTAAAGCTGGTAAGTTTGCCATCTGTATCTCACGTAGGTTGTTAGGTGAAAAGAAAGCATCAATAGCACCTTGGCTAGCCTTAACTGTTTTTTCAATTTGTTCTAATCTATCTGTTGGTATATCTACCTTAGGCGTATCTTTCATTTTAGGTCCTACAAATAACACAGGGCCTGTTGGCAGTTGTTCTACTGCATAGAACGGTGTTCCTGCATCTTGTGGGTCAGTTAAACGTGTATGTATTGCTACACCTGCTTTACTAGTTCCAATCTGTTTACCTAAGTCAGTATCTGCATCAACTGAGTATGTAACAGTGTTTGGTGTAAACACGTATTTGTTTCCTTGTTTGCTTGGAGTACCTGTATATAATAAATCACCTTTGAGATAACCTGTCATTGATTTTGGTGTCTGTGCTTCTAATGGTGCCCATAGTGCTTTGTACATGTTAATTAATTCTGTACGATCGCCGCCTCTCATTTGCATTACTTTTTCTAGCTCTTCTGGAGAACGTGCTAGTCCTTGATATGTTTTAGCTGTAAAGCCTGACTTATCTGTTAATACAAACTGGCCATCTTCATCACGTCCAAATATAATTGCTGGCTTACCGTCCCATTTAATTGTAATGTCTTTGGCTTTTTGCGGTAATGTTTTTAAATCAGTAACAGCTTTTAATGCACCTTGGCTTCCACTATCAAAGATCATATCTTCAGGATGTTCAATACGAGCCGCTTCTGTAATAACCTGCATACCTTGATTAATAAGTCTATCTCTTGTGCGAGCAATCCAATTAACTTCAGTTGATTCAAATTGTAGCCCATCTTTAGCAAAGTATTCCCTTGCGTCTGCTACTAGTTCTTCATAGTCGTTGTTCTTTTGTGCTTGTGCAATAATTGTTTCTACACTTGCTAGATCTTTACGTGTTCCACCTATTAGCATTTTTGCAATTTCATCTGGATCATTTG